ACCTCCCAAAGAGGTGAAAAATGGCTGCTCGTCTACGTAAAACCCATCAGGAAGACGTTCGGGCCAAAATCCAGGCCAGTCAGCTAATTAATGTCTTGCAAGATCATGCACTTGGCAAGACGGAAGATTTGCCAGCAAGCCGCCTGAAAGCAATTGAAATCCTCCTCAAGAAAACGCTCCCCGACCTTAGCCAAGTTGAGTCGGATGTGAATCACTCCGGCAACGTGGGCGTCACGATCACTGCCGGCCCGCTGGACGAATCCCTGTGAAGCTCACGGCCAAGCAGGAGGAAGCTCAGGTCATATGCGCCGGCCCAGCCAAGCACGTAATGCTGTTCGGCGGCTCACGTAGCGGCAAGACATTCCTTCACGTGCGCAACATCGTCATGCGCGCGCTCAAGGCACCAGGCAGTCGGCACGGCATCTTCCGTTTCAGAGCGCAGCATGTTCACGAATCCATCGTTCTGGATACCTTCCCAAAGGTGATGCGACTGGCTTTCCCCGGCGTGCATTACGACATGCACAAGCAGGACGGCTACGCGACGATCCCGAGCCCTGACGGCGATTCGGAGATATGGTTCTCCGGGCTGGATGACAAAGAGCGTGTAGAGAAGGTGCTGGGTAAGGAATTCGCCACACTGTATTTCAACGAGTGCAGCCAGATTCCCATGGGATCGGTTGATATGGCCGTGACTCGTCTCGCTCAGTTGGTGATGAGCAAGATCGAAGGGCGTCCTGAGGTGCCGCTCAAGGTCAGGGCGTATTACGACTGCAACCCTCCCTCTAAGGCGCATTGGACCTACAAGCGGTTCATCGAGAAGGTAGACCCTGAGACACGCCTGCCGCTGACGAACGGGGCGGATTACGCCTTCTTCCAGATCAACCCGCACGACAACCGGGAAAACCTGAGCGCCGACTACCTGCAGACGCTTGAGGGCATGAGCCCGCGCCTCCAAAAGCGCTTTCTCAAGGGGGAATTCGCCGATGCCACGCCAAACCAGCTATTTGCGGAAGAAACCATCGAGAAATGGCGGTTCAGAGCCGATTCTCTCCCTGACTTCGTGCGCATCGTGGTGGCTATTGACCCTTCCGGCTCTGGCGATGTGGATAACGCGGACAACGACGAGATTGGAATTGTCGTGGCTGGGCTTGGAGTGGATGGTAACGCCTACCTGCTTGACGACTGCACGGTCAAGGCTGGGCCTGCCACTTGGGGCAATGTTGCCGGGTCGGCATTCGACCGGCACGCAGCCGATATCGTCGTTGGAGAGACCAACTATGGTGGCGCAATGGTGCAGCACGTCATTCAGACGGCTCGTGCGCGTACCCCGTTCAAGATGGTCACGGCGTCCAGGGGCAAGCATGTGCGGGCTGAGCCATTCTCAGCGCTCTATGAGCAGGGGAAGGTGCGGCATGTGGGCGTCTACCGCGAGCTCGAGGACGAGCTAACCGCGTTCTCCACTGTCGGCTATATGGGTGAGCGCTCGCCGAACCGGGCTGATGCGCTGATATGGGCGCTGGCTGAGCTGTTCCCTGGGCTTGTACGCACCAAGGCGAAGGAAAAGCGGGAATTTCAGACGTGGCCGGCACCGACGCATGTCCGCGCGATACCTGGCTCTTGGATGGGATCGTGATTTGTACTAGTGTCCGCGCCATTGTGAGTGAATTCCTACGCATCGACGCGTCTCCGAAAGAAATGAGCTGCTCAAAAGCTATGAACTGGCATCCGATTTCTACTTTGAAGCTGCATCCTTCGAAATGCTCATCGTTCGAAGAAGTGTCGGACGAGGTGATGCTCTGGGTTGGCAATCCCAGGCATTCCGGCGATTACGTTGGGCCGATCGTGGGACAAATGCGTGTCTATCACCGGCGAGACGGCACTTCGTTTGTTTCGGTCGATGGCGCTGGATTCGGCGGTTATGAGTGGGAATGGGATTTCAGAGGAGAAAACGTAACGCACTGGGCCGAACTGCCCAAAGGTCCGGGTGAGTGACGATGGCTGAGAAGAACCAAACCATCATTAAGCGGGCACATGAACGCTTCGCGCGCTGCGTTGAGTGGGAAGGGCCATTCCGCCAGCGATTCAAAGACGACATGCGCTTCCTGTACGCAGACTCGGACAACGCCGAGCAATGGCCGGCATCGGTTCGTGCCTCGCGATCGTCCACCGGCCAGGTGATGGTGACGATCAACAAGACGCATACGCACTGGCTGCACGTCGTCAATCAGGCCAAAGAGAACCGCGCGGCGATCCAGCTCAGCCCGATGGGCGGCTCGGCTAGCTACGACTCGGCTCAGATTTACGAGCAGGTGATTCGACGCATCGAATACATGTCGGACGCCGAGACAGCCTACGAGAAGGCTTCGGAGACTGCGGCCGGAGGCGGAATTGGCTATTGGCGAATCGTGACCGACTACACGGACGAGGACAGCTTCGATCAGGAAATCTTCATCCGGCCAGTCCCTGATCCGCTCTCCGTCTATCTGGACCCGGATATCAAGCAGCAGGACGGCTCCGACGCGCAATTCGGCTTCATCTTCGACGAGGTGCCGCGCTCGCGCGCCGAGAAGAAATGGCCCAGCATCGTCGGAAAGGGCCAAGCGAGCACGCTCGGGACAATGGCGGAGAACTGGCTGCGCAAGGATGCCGTCCGGGTGGCCGAGTACTACGAGCGCCGCGAGTCGAAGGAATGGCTATACGCGATCCCGAGCGAAGATGGGGATGACGTACAGGTCGTGCGCGAGTCGAGCATGCCGCCCGAAGGCGTGGCGCTCCTGAAGCAAACCTACGAGCAGCGCTCCGATGTGCAGCGCCGGCGCGTGGACAAGTACACAGTGGACAAGTACCTGATCGTGGGCGATCAGATAGCCGAAAAGGGCGAATGGGCAGGCAAGTACATCCCGATCATCCGCGTGGTGGGCGAAGAGATCGTCATGGAAGGGCGGCTCGACCGCAAAGGCATCGTCCGATACCTGAAAGACGCACAGCGCTCGTTCAACTACAACGCATCGGCCGCTCTGGAATACGGCGCGCTCCAGTCCAAAAGCCCATATCTGGCACCCGTCGAGGCGATCGAAGGCCTGGAGAACTACTGGGCCACGGCGAACACGCAGAACCACGCCTATCTGCCGTACAACCACGCCGACGAGGCCGGCAACCCGATCCCTCCACCTCAGCGCCAGCAACCGCCTACGAGCGCCCCTGTCTTCCTCGAAGGCATGCAGGCTGCCGAGCACGAAATGATGATGGCGACGGGCCAGTACGAGGCCACGTTCAGCGAGCAGGGCAACGAGATCAGCGGCATATCGATCGAGAACCGCCAGAAGCAGGGCGAGCGCGTCACGTTCCACTATCAGGACAACCTCGCGAAGGCCATTCGCTTTACCGGCAAGCAACTGATCGACCTCATCCCGAAGATTTACGACACCAAGCGCGTGATTCGGATCATGGACGAGTCCGGCGAGGAGCAGCAGATCCAGGTCGATCCGAATGCGAAGCAGGCGCTGCAGCAAAAGGATGACGAGGGTGAAGCGAAGGTCGCGGCGATCTTCAATCCCGGCGTCGGCACATACGACGTGATTGCTACCGTCGGCCCGAACTTCCAGACGCGCCGCAAGGAAGCGTTCAACGCCATGACCAACATGCTCACGTCCAACGAGACGCTTGCGCCGGTTATTGGCGACCTGTACATGGCGAACGCCGACTTCCCGTACGCCGACAAGTTGCAGGAGCGGATGCGAAACTGGATCAAGACCATGAACCCGGCAATTCTGGGTGAAGGTCCGACGCCGATGGAACTGCAGCTTCAGCAGCAATTGCAGCAGGCCGGGCAGTTGATCCAGAAGCTGGACCAAGAGCTGCGCGACAAGACGGTCCAGCAAGGATTCGAGAAGCAGCGCCTCGATATGGAGGCGCTCACGCATCTCTCGACGCGCCTGGAGAAAGAGCGCACCGAAATGCTCGATGCCTTCAAGGCGGAGACGGAACGACTCAAGGCGCTGGCGCCGAAGATGAGCGAAGAAGCGCTAGACCCGATCGTGCGCAAGGTCATATCCGAGATCATGCGCGCCCCCGATCCTGATCTTGCCACGCCGGCCAATGTCGATGGGGCTGCGGTCTATGCCTCGAATATCGGCGCTGTCATCCAAGAACCGGAACAAGAAAACACCACCACCGCACAGGAGTAACCATGTCAGACGTTCAGGCAGAGCAAACCGAACAAGGCCAAACGACGCCAATGCCGGAAGGCGCCGAGATCCAATCTCAAGATGAGACGAGCAAAAAGCCCGATACGAGTTGGGTGCCGCGGCGCATCAGCGAGATTACGGCGGCTCGTCGGGCTGCGGAAGCGCGGGCGGCTGAACTGGAGGCAGAAAACCAGCGCCTTCGGGCTGCTGCGCAAGCTACTGCCTCTACGGACGGGACGACTGCGGCCGCGCCGGCCAATCAACAGTCGGTAGAGCAGCTTGCCAAAGCCTACGCCGAGCGCATGGTGAACGAGCAGCGCGCCCAGGAAACACTCAATCAGGGCATAGCGCGTATCAACGAAGCCGGCGCGAAGGAATACGGCGACGACTTCGAGAAGTCCGTCCAAAACCTGCAAATGGCCGGCGTTGGCGGCCCCGACTTTCTGCGCGTTCTCACCAATATCCCAAAGGCCGAGGCCGTGGTGACGTGGCTCGGGAAGCCAGAAAACCTCAACGACGCCATGCGCTTCGCCTCGAT